ATATCAAGTCCCACTGCATCCGCAAGGAGAGCGATGTTATCGTCCTGCGAAAGCCACGGAGTAAAGTCCAGAGCTTCATGCGGCCACACCGTCCGCAGGTCTTTTATTTCTTCCAGTCTGCTCAAATTCACCATTGCGTCATTCCTCCTCGCGCTTTACATAGGTCAACTCAACATCGTATCCCAGCTTTTCCATCAGCTGGAGAAAAGTCTTATTGACGATTTTTTCATTATTCCTTATGAGTCGACTGACATAAGGTGCCGAAGTTCCTATTTCTTCTGCCAGTTTTGCCTGGGTAACATCGCCCTCTATACATTTTACTTTTACATCGACTTCTACGTTATTCTTCAGCATTCCGACTCTCCTTTGCTGTAGTAACATATATTGCACTCACACTACAATTTATTGTATCACAAATTTATGAATTTTTCTACCCCTTAACGGAAAAAAAGACACTCGACCGCAGCCGAGTGCCTTAAGCGTCTGTATTCAGTTATGCCAGTATCTCCGTGCCGTCCCGGAAGGTGACCGTTATTTCCTTGTTCCTGCCCACCTTGACGAACTCGACCATGCCGCCCCAAAGGCTGCCGTCAAATTCACTGATGGTACCGTCTTGGGCTTTCAGAACCTTGATGAAGTCCGCCAGCCGTTCGCTCTGCGCTTCCTTTGCGGAGATGGCGGTCACCACCTCATCGTACCGCGCCTTGGCTTCATCGTAATGCTTTACCAGACCATCGTAGCGTTTTTGGTACTCTTCCTGGTCCTGCGCAACGCGGGCGTTCTCCGCCACGATGTTCTGCGTCATTTCCACAAGCACCGCCATCTCTTCCTCCAGCTTGCCCTTTTCTTCCTGCAGGGCATCGGTGACGCAGAGCGTTTTTCGGATGATCTCCGCATTGGCGATGATCTCTTTTTTCTCCGTGACCAGCTGATTGTACGCCGATACGAATGCCGCCTTGACCTCGTCCTCCGTAACATGGGGAGTCTGACACTTCTCGCCGTTGTACTTGCGGTTGCAGCGGTAGATGACCTTGCGGTAACGGTCTGTGGAATGCCAGACCTTCGAGCCGTACCATCCACCGCAGTCGGCGCACTTGATTTTGTTTGAGAAGATGCTCACGCCACTGTAGCGTGTGCCGCCCTTGGTGCGCTTTGCAAGCTCCGCCTGCACCAGGTCGAACACCGCTGGGCTGATGATTGCCTCGTGGTTGCCCTCCACATAATACTGCGGGACTTCGCCCTCGTTCTTCTTCATCTTTTTCTGCAGGAAGTCCACCGTGAACTCCTTCTGCAAAAGAGCATCGCCTTTGTACTTCTCGTTCGAAAGCATCCGGCGCACCGTCTGTTGGTTCCACACGTCCTTGCCCGCAGGCGTCTTGATGCACCGGCTCGTCAGTTCCGCGGCGATAGAGTGTGGCGTCATGCCCTCAAGAAACAGATGGAAAATCAGCCGCACGGTTTCTGCCTGTTCGGGATTGACCACGATCTTGCCCGTCTCTTTATCCTTGTCCAGACCGAGGAAGCGACTGTAGGCAAAGCTGACCTTGCCGTCAGCCATACGCTTGCGCTGTCCCCAGGTAACATTCTCGGAAATGGAGCGGCTCTCTTCCTGCGCAAGGCTCGACATGATGGTGATAAGCAGCTCGCCCTTGGAATCCAGCGTCCATATGTTTTCCTTTTCAAAATAAATCTCAATGCCCTCATCCTTCAACTTTCGCACCGTGGTAAGGCTATCTACCGTGTTCCTTGCGAAACGGCTCACGCTCTTGGTAACGATGAGGTCGATTTTCCCGGCAAGGGCATCCGCAATCATCGCCTTAAAGCCCTCACGCTTTTTGGTATTCGTTGCCGAGATTCCTTCGTCCGTGTATATGGCAACGAACTCCCAATCGTCCCGGCTCTTGATGTAGTTGGTGTAGTAATCGACCTGTGCCTCGTAGCTCGTGGTCTGGTCTTCGTGGTCGGTCGAAACGCGGGCATACCCGGCAACGCGGCGTTTTTTTGTGCTGTTGATCGGCGTGGCCGTGTACCGGCTGATGGTAGCCGGAATTGCCGTCACTTTTCTTTGCGCCATGCTTTCCCACGCTCCTTCCGTAATTGTTTCATGTGTTCGCTCATCTGCTGCCGTACCTCCGGCGTATACCTGCCCTTGATGGATTCCTTGAACTTGGCTCTCTGCTCATCCGTCCAAGGTCTGCCGATCCGTTTCGGCTGCTCCCATGTGCGGCTGACCGTCCTGCCGTCCTTGAAATGGAAAACCATCTCCGTAGCGGAAAGCACATCAATGTGGTCTATCCGCTTTTCAAACTCACCATCGTCAAATTCAGCAATGCCGAGCGTCTCCGCTATGAATGGTTTCAACACATCCTCTCGCAGACCGACCGTTCCGCATCCGTCCCGCTCGGCGCACCGCCAGTAGTAGGCTTTGCCGCTTTCCGATGTAGAAGACGGCTGCGTGGCTCTGCGGAAATTGCACCCGCACCCCACGCACTTTATCTTGCCCGTCATGACGGAGGAGCCTTTGCAGTTCGGTTTTTTCCTGCGCTTTTCCGAGGTTTTCGCTCTGTACTCCGCAGTCCAGCAGTCCTTGTGTCCCGTGTTCGGACAGTCCTTTGTAATGACCTCGCCATTCTTCAGATGGAACTCAAGCATCCCGCGTTCCGGCACGTTGATGCAGTCCACTCTGTCATGGAACACCTCCTCATCGAACTCATCTAAGCCGAGGACAGCGGCGCAGGCTTTTTTGAGATTCTCATGGTTGATGCTGCCGCCGACAGGACACTTGCCGCCTTTTTTCTTCCTCGACCCGCAGACCCAAAACTCCATGTAACCCCGGTCGGTACGCTTGTTGTGCATATAGCTTTGACCGCAGTGCGGGCATTTCAGCATTCCCGAAAAGCAGGTGAGGTTCAGGCTCTTGTTCGCCCTCGCTCCCAGTTCCTTACGGCGTGCGATTTCCTCCTGCACATAATCAAAGGTCGCTTTGTCGATGATGGCGGGATGTGTGTCCTCCACATAGTACTGCGGTAGTTGTCCCTTGTTCTTTTTCCGCTGCTTTGAAATGGGATCGGATATGAACTCCTTCTGCAGGAGAAGGTTTCCTGTGTAGGTCACGTTCGTGAGAACCACCTTGATGTTGGAATCCACCCAACGGCATCCTTCTCTTGTTGTGATGCCCTCGGCGGCGAACTCCCGCTCCGTCTCCAGTCTCGACTTGCCGTCCAGGAAATTCTGGAAGATGCGTCTCACGACCTCCGCTTCCTCCGGCACGATGACAAGGTCATCTCCCTCCCAGCGGTAGCCGTACACCCGGAAGTGTCCATTCGGTATGCCTTTCTCGAACCGTTTCCTGATACCCCATTTGCAGTTTTCTGAAAGGCTGCGGCTCTCTTCCTGTGCAAAGGATGCGAGGATGGTCAGCATCAACTCGCCATCACCGCTCATGGAATTGATGTGTTCTTTCTCGAACCGTACTTCCACGCCGATGTCCTTCAAATGCCGCACCGTTTCCAGCAAATCCACCGTGTTCCTGGCGAACCGCTGGATCGACTTTGTAAGGATGATGTCAATCTCGCCGTTGTCGGCAGCTTCGATCATACGCTTGAACTCATCGCGCTTGGCTATCCCAGTGCCGCTGATCCCATCGTCCGCGAACACGCCTGCGTACTGCCAGTCTGGATTTTTCTGTATCAGGGAACTGTAGTAGCTGATCTGTGCGGAGAGGGAATGGTTCATGCGTTCCGATTCCATCGAGATGCGGGCATAGGCAGCGACTTTCTTCTTCGTTTTTATGGTCGGCACTGCCTGGTCGACCCGTGTGATTTTTGCCATGAAATCACTCCTTTCCGACACTATACATCACTCTTTACGCCCCGGAAGTCAACGATATATCCGAGAATAATGTGCCGAAAACGGGCTTATATTTCTCAAGAAAAATTGTATCAATCTGACGATACTCCTCCTCTGAAATAATGCCTTCTTCGAGCATCTTCCTGGCAAGGTGCATGGTGGTCTGATAGAGCTTTTCGTTGCGGAATTCTTCTTTACTCATTGCTGCCACCACCTTTGAAACGGTCAGCGATGTAGCATTCGTGACTGCAATACTTCCTGCGCCTGTCCCCGTAAATATGGAACTCCTTACCGCAATGCGGACATTTGTAATCATAGACCGCCTTGCGCTTCACCTGGTCGAGATGGCTGTTCCACCACTCGTTACGACACTTGTCGCAGCAGAAGCGTTTTTTCTTCTGCTTGACAATCTGCTGAATCTCCCGACCGCAGTTTTCGCAAGCGGTTGTCTCGCCGGTGAGTTTTACGGAAGGCTCGATTACCATGTCCCCGTTGATGTCGTTCCTGCGGCAGAAAGATTTTACTGTGTTCACCGATATGCCAAGCGTCTGGGCAATCTTGCCATAGCCGTTTCCAGCCGCACGGAGTTTAATAATTTGTGCTTTCTGATTATCGGTCATATTCTCTCGGCTCCTTCCGAGGGATTGGTCTTGTGGTATCTCCCTCACTCACTACCGAGAAATTCAACCCCCACCGTTACGGCATAAAAAAAGCGGCCTGCAGGCTCTCCAAAGAGAAACCCACAGGCCGTATCTGTTCCGAAAAATCCTTTATTATCAACGGTTGGAACACGAGGAACACGAAAAAACCTATTACATCATAAATTTCGTGAACGAAAATGAGGTATATAAAAAATGTGTATTATATACAGAGAGATAGGAATTTGCTGTTCCTATGTGTTCTCGTGTTCCGATTAAATCCTCGTGGCGAAGTCGAGACTGATCCATCCCGCGCCGCTCTTCAATCGTCCCCATCCTGCGGTCGAGCCTTTGCCGGACTTGACCTCCACGATGGTGTAAACGCCCACGGAGATGAACTGCGTCCTGTCATAATCCGTTCCAGGTCCTTTGCGGATATTGAGGTCGGTGATGGTGATCCGCACGAGGAA